GTTGCATAGCGGCGAAGCCGCGACCCCCAACACGGTCGGGCGAAGCCCGAGTGGTGCGGGCAGGGGGTATGCAACTCTGAGACAGTGTGTACTGTAGGGGCAAGTCGGTTGGGAATGACCCCGTACCACGCCTTGAGAGGACTACGACCCAACGCCAACACATTCGGAACACCAAAATACGCAAATGAGAAATGCAATATTGCAACTTGATTTTACTTGACGAACCCTCTTAAACTCCGCAGGTATGCGCTAGCATACTGAGGATTATGTTTTCGATGGATATCACCAAGACAGAGCGCAAGCTAACCAAGAGGCAGACTGCACTAGTAGACTACCTCGTAGCAAATGGTGGGACTGTGAAAGATGCGGCTCACGCAGTAGGATATGCTGATGGTGAGAGCGGGAGAGTGAGTGCTAGCAAGGCTCTCGGGCAATCGCATGTGCAAGCGTATATGATGGATAAGATGAGACAAGAGATGGGTGTACGTGCTACGTTAGCCCTCTCGACAGTCACCAAGCTAGCTGGCACTGCGAAAAGCGAGTATGTCCAGCTGGAAGCTAGTAAGGATCTCTTGGATAGGGC